CTAACAACACTTAGACACCAACAATGGAGTACGAGTATCACAAACATGAAGCTTCGCTTGACCACGACGACCATCTCTTCGAGAGGGCCAGGGGGAACTCTGGAATCTCGGAAGGGCTGGTCGGCGACGTAGACGGCATACCACACAGGATAGACACTGGTGTCTGGCAATTCATCGAAGAAGCAGATAGAAGAAGACTTAATGCCCTAAACACCAACATAGCCAAGTCAGGCGATGTAGCAGCGTTGCTGAAAGATCTCAATGCATCAGAAATGACGCTACTACGTGACATCGGCTGGGGAGCCACTGAGCATGAACGCCGTTTCGTGCCAGATCACGCAATAAGCGGGGAAGCTTACTGGCGTGTTGACCCGGAGAAGGTCATCGCAAATCTGACGACCTGGACCAATACGCAAGAGGTTGATGCGGATGTGATGCTGGCTTCCCGGGCATGCTCCATTTACGATGAGAGCTATAACGGATATGTTAGACATCTACCGGACTGCTCGATAGACTGGGCGGAAACCTGGATGTCGCCATCAAGACCAAAAACGTGGCTTGCATTAGCGTTAGCAAACTGCGCAGCCTCAGTTATGCTGGGCGCCGAAGAAGATGCTAGCGCGGCTGACTGGGCCATATGCGCAGCGACGATCGAGTATCTTCGCGGGTATCTCGAAGACGACACCTCGCTATCGGCTCCTGACTACCAGGGAATAAGACCATGGGATGGGTTCAAATATGGGCTGTCTGTCGGCAACGCTTGCCAGAAGATGGGATGGCCAATCGAGAGAGCGCTAGACAGGCGTATAGCTCAGTTCGTCGATGACAAGCTTGCGAACACAATCGATTGGGCGTTTTCCGAGTGCGAGTACCAGTTCAGGAAGTACTGGACCCAGAACGGAGTGGGGGCTGGCCCGGAACTGGAAGCTGCGAAGTCTCAAGGTGCTGGAGCGAACTCGACGCCGATAGACAGAAGCAGGGGGTCTGGCGAAATGGCGATATCCGACTGGGTGCTTGCTAGGTTACACACTGAGTGGCATCACTGGCATGTCACTGGCTGGATAGCAGCCATCAAAATGGCCAGATCCATGGCCTTCGGGATGGCAATGGGAGCATTAACATCACTGCAGGCGCAAAAGCTAATCGAATACGCTTTTTCACGGAATACCTTCAGAAAGTTCATCGCAACTGACCAGGTGATTGACTCAATACGCGATATCGAGGCAAGCGAGATCACACAAGCCGCGTCAAAAGCGGTAAGATTGGACACATTGCCTGACCCATTCATAATGGTAATGGACGACATTGAGTTCTCGGTTAAACACTACAGTGCCACAAGCTGGACGCATCCTAGGATAACGTACGATGACCTAACCTCTTTGCTCAGACTAGGTTACAGGCTGGTAACATCCGAGCAAGATGACTGTGCGAGACCAGTATTTGTCGATATGAAGGGAGAATATCTGGCTGCAGCTCTGCCACAACCGTATGGCACGGAAGGCGGACATGGAATACCCATGTTCGCTAAAATTGAGTACGAGACAATCGAGCGGGCGAGCATAGACACTGATGTATCAGCTGAAAACGCGAACTCAGTGCTACTGGCAATAAGGCCATGCACCAAAACTGCACCAGCAACCGAGATGGCCATGATCAGTGGTGAGAGGACGCCATTGTACCATACTGACTGGGGACACCACAGGTTGACTTTCGTCGTGATTAGCGAAGCAAGAATCAGGCTAAAAGATATGTGCATGGCGCATATTGCAGGCAACTTCTACAGAACGAGGCAGTACAAGTACGGACTGCCACTTGCAGAATTCCTGTCAGAGTTTGGTCATAAGATCAGCACACCAGCGGGGATAGACAGATGCGAGCTAATGAGCAACCTCTCTATCCCAACAGTGACACAGCAACACCATAGACACACGTCAGCGATTGCTGTTATAGCATCATATGGGTGCACCTGGTACCCTGAGCTAGACAATATTCTCACTTGGGCAGACACCAACCTGACTTTCGTGACCACAGCACATCTAGTAGTCTCCAACCTGCCACGACCACTACGTGCACTCCTGCTTACATGGCAAGGATGGCAAAGTGGGAGTGCAGCTGCCTTTCACAAAGCGGCCAAGACGCTTTCAATCAGGTGCAAGGCACTTGACAATCAGATTAGGTTGTATGGAGTCAAATTAGACCTTGCCCCCTTGTTCGAATTGGACACCATGTTGAACAGAGGCTTCGGTGGTTTTACTTGGGCAGACGAAGTGCGCGACAGGCGAAACACTGACCTGAATATCAAAATACCTGCTGAAGAAGCTAGAGTGCATATCCGTGAATTCATGGTAGACACCAGGAAGGTTGTCGAAAAGTTCGGCGGTACTGGGGACAAATCACCAATACATCGGACCTGGGAAAGCTTCATGGCAGGGAGGTCAAGGGAAACGCCAGCCGGGTCATCAGCAAGCTGTGATGCCATGGCTAGAGAGCTCAAGCAGTACATCAAGAACATGACTGGCCAAGATGTGACCAAGACTCAGGTAATGTCATGGATGCCTGACGACATGTCCATAGACTACTTTCTGGACAAAGTGAAAATGGTGGTGGCATCACTGTCGACGAAGTTTGAGTGGGGTAAAAACAGAGCACTGTTCGCGGCTGTTCTCGAGCATTATATACCCTGCGCTTTTGCGTTCTACGGTGTGGAGAATTTTCTACCGTCCGACTGTCCAGTGGGCAAAGCGGCAGATGCATCTAGAGTGTGTAAGCGGGTCATGGATATGGCTGAGACCAACGTCTACGTGTGCGTTGACGCAAAAAAACTTCAACATCCTGCACACATTCGAGCTAACGTCGATGGTGATTAGCGAATACGCTAAGGAGTTCAGGGATCACTTATCGGATGACCAGAGGCGTGCTGCAGAGTGGCTAGCAGAAGCCGAACTCGATCAACGCATAATGATATCCGCCGAACAACTAAGCGGCAACGGCAGCGAAGGGATAGACATCGCAGCCGGGATCGCCGAGGGCTGGATCGAGGAACACGATCAGGCTGGGTACCTAGTGAAACTACTAGGTGGACTCTTCTCGGGTCACAGACTTACAATGTTCATCAACACGGTGTTAAACAGAGTGTACTATAGAGTAGCGGCCGCACGAAGTAAGCAGAGAGCTAGGGCGTTGCACTCAGGTGACGATGTTTTTGCATGTTACGTTATGCTGTACCAAGCTTTCGCCATGAGAAATGCCTTTCGTGAAATTAACTATTCCTTACAGTTGGACAAGTGCTTTGTGATGTCGGTTGCAGAATTCTTAAGAATTTCACACAAAGGCAGGAGCACAAGCCAATATCTGTCGAGGTCATGCGCAACAATGGTGCACGGCAGGATTGAAACGGGCGCCGCGACGGACATGCTCGCGCTCGTAACAGCAAACGTGCGTAGGGCATCAGAATTGATTGTCAGGTATGGAGCTAGGGCAGGCACACTCAACCTAATGGCGATCCAGAATGCTGCGGTTGCTAGCAGGTGGCAAGAACCGGCATTTGCGGTCGCGATGCTATACAATACACCAGTGGCGCTAGGTGGCATGAGAACTACTGACGCGAAACGCGAAATACCATGCCATTTTGCCATTGACAGAACGGCGTCAGCCAGTTCTAAGGCAGTCAAATTCTTCGCAGGAGCACCAGGTGTGAAAGAGGCAGCTAGAGATCTAGTGCAGGCATTAGAGATGGACTCGTACTACGGCAGAGCGGCATCGGCAATAGCAGCTGGCATAGCCCTCAAGTCAGCATTGCAGAGCTACGGGTTCAGGGTGCGATGGGTTGACTATGACATACTCGCAAGGATGGAGCGTGTGGCAGGCAGGTATATGCATGTCGCACAGTCAAGAGAATATGTACTGTCAAAAGCAGCCGGCCTGTTCAATGTGTTGGTAGAGGAAGACGAGCGATGGCAGGGACTGAAAGGGGTGTTCAGGGGTCTACACCCAAGTTGGGCTGGAATGATGGTCAGTGCTGCAATCACGCCGAGGTCAGAAGTGGAGAAGCTAGTGCCACAAAACGATCTTGCAGCTGCTCACTTACGGGCGAGTGCCAAAGCCTTCATAAGGAACCCCGAGTCAACATGGTTTACCGAGAAAGTAATGCGGTACATGGGCTAGTTGCTGTAGCAACCCCGAAATGAAAGCCCCTGATAGGCCGCCAGAAATGGTGGACACTAAGGGCGAATACTTATTGGAAAC